GCATCAAAAAATACTTTTTGGTTCATGTCATCATCAACAATAAATGTTAAATCTAAGTCATTATATGTGTTGAGATAAGGATACTTTTCAATTGGTCCATATGTTTTTTGTTCTGTCGTAGCAAATGTTCTGCCAGGTAATTGTGCATTTTCACAACGATAAGTTAAACTTTTTGCAGATGCGACATAAGGTATTAAAGTCACGGGAACGGGAATATTGACATCAAACCTATTGGTTCGTGCCACATCTTTAATAAAGGTCGATTTAAAATCGTTAATATTACCAGCCATTCTAGTTCCTTATTTCCTCTATGGATTCTTGCCACACTTTGCTAGCATTTGCCTTTTTGAACTGTTGAAGTGGCAAAAATGCCGCTATATCCCATTCATTGGACTGGATGGCAAGTATTTTAGACTGGATATGACCAGTCAAATATTTTTTGATACATGGCCTAAACTCTTTAAGACGCTTGGAGGCAGTTAAAATGTCATAGGTGACTCTCAACCTTTGAATTTCTCCTGCTTCGTCCATCTCTGCGAATTTCAATAACTTACCTAAAAAGGCAATCCTGTACTGAAGTGGCAAATAATGTAGGTTTAAACCTAAAAATCCATCATTATATTTCTCCAATACCAATACCATTGGGAATCGGTCATAATATGGTAAAGTATCTTTACCTTTTGGATCATAATAAAAACAATACATCATACCAAGTTTAAAACCTGGTTTTTGTCTGTATGTTTCTTTACTAATTCCTTTTGGTATGGCACCTGGATTTTTAATCTCAGCAATTCTATTGGCCAACCAGTCTAAAGATTTTTTAGACATCATTTTGAGGTCGGCTGGCCGATTGTTTGCTATTTGTGTAAGTTTAGATTCCATAAGATTATTTAGTTATAGTCCTAGGTGTTCTTCTGTCATTACACGAAACTCCCAGCCACGATCCAAACAGTATTCGGTAGCGGCCTGCCATTTTGCCTGATTGACACCATAAGTTACAACTTCATTCACATACTGTTTGGTAACTCGTTTTTTAGGTTCTGGTGGTAATGTCTGCTTTTTAGGTTTAACCTCTATCAACATTGTTTTAAACTTATCATCTTTTGTTTTGACTTTAACAAGAAAATCTGGAAAATATCTGTGAAATCGATTGTCTGCTGGAGATTTGTAAGGAATGATAAGTTCTTCTGAAGCCCACGATATGACATTATCATTTCGGTCAAGCCAATCCATCACCCTTGCTTCCCATGAAGAACGGTAGATGATGTTATTGTAATCCCCAATGTATTTTTGTGGATTTTTAGGGGTAAACTTTCCAGAATATGCCATAAATAGTATGTATATCAATCATTAAAGAGAAATTCAATGGCCATCATTTCTATTCCAACATCCATTGGTGGTGTATCTATACCCGGTGCTCTTGTAAAAGGACCTTTGGGTGCTTTGTTTGGTAGCAAATATGATGCTTCTTTTTTACAATATCCAAGAGATTTAAGTTCTGCCACCAAAGGCCATGTAGTACAATTTTCAATTAATGAAATAGATCCCACTAGTTATAAAGAAACCAGTAATTATAATGTTGTTGGTGCAGACAAAGATACAGCTGTTGGTGGACTTATTAATAATGTAGTTAATACTGTGGCTAATATAGGAAAAACAGTACTTAGTGCCAATCTTGAACTTACACCAAAAAAGAAAAGAAAAATAGCCACTATATCATTGTATATTCCGGATACTGTTAACTTTACTTATGCTTCTACTTATGGTAACCTAAGTTTAAAAGATGTAGCAAATGAAATTGCTGGCGGTATTGGAGGTTCGAGCGATTCTAAAAGTAAAAATCCTAATATTCAAAGATTGAGTAAAGCATTAAAAGTTCCTTCTCTTGCATTGTCAGCAGCAGAATCAAAAACATCCAAATTATTATTAGCAACACAAGGTCTTGCTATTAATCCACAACAACAGTTATTATTTGACGGTATTGATTTTAGAACCTATCAAATGGCTTTTACATTTACTCCTTACTCTAAACAAGAAGCGGAAACAGTAAATAAAATTATTCAATTATTTAAATATCATGCGGCTCCACAAATTACTACGGGTGGTGCTGGTATGTTTTTTGTTCCTCCATCAACATTTGATTTAGAATTTTTGTTTAATGGTAAAAGAAATGAAAATATTAACAGAGTGGCTGAAAGTGTTATCGAAAGTATTGATATAAATTATGCACCTAATGGATGGGCAGCTCATGATGATGGTGCACCAGTACAAACAACATTGACAATTAGTTTCAAAGAAATTGAACTCATTGACAAAACAAAAATTAAAGACGGATATTAAAAATGCAATATTTTGATACCTTACCAAAAATACTTTATACAGATGGTGGTGGTAACTCAAAAGTTATGACTAATCTTTTGGCTAAAGCTAGTATTATTCCATCTATATTAAATAATCCAGCATTATATTATCAATATGATATTCAAGAAAGTGATACACCAGAAATCATTGCGCACAAATATTATGGTGATTCTTATCGGTATTGGATTGTACTGTTTGTTAATCAATTATTGGATCCCCAATGGGATTGGCCATTAAATGGAAAAGAATTAATTGCTTATTTGGCCAAAAAATACGGTGATACATATCAAATCTATTCTGAGGTTCATCATTATGAAAAAATACTAACACAATTTGATTATGGTACAAATACTACCACAACAAATACTTTAATTGTGGATGAAGATACATATAATTCTATTGTACCACAAACAACCAATTATGAATTACCTACAGGTATTGTATCAATAACTGTGAACAAATCTGCTGTGTCTGTGTATGACTATGAATTGGCTTTAAATGAAGAAAAAAGAAACATTAGAATATTAAATTCTGTTTATGTTAATCAAGTAGAAGAAGAATTTAAAAAATTGATGGTTAATTAATTATGGCTGAAAATATAGATTTATTCATTGAATCTCCTGGTGCGTATTACCCACAAGACTTTTCGTTAAAAACACTAAATTTTTTAACGGCAAGTGGCCAGCGTATTGAAATTAAAAAACTTTTAGTTGAAATGTCTTATTATGAGGACATCTATAGTTTTGTTGCTTCTGGATACATTACATTAGTTGATGCTCAAGGTTTTATTGAATTGATGAGATTAACTGGTAATGAATTTATTGAGGTCAATTTTGGTAAAGTCAAAGATGGAAAAAATCTAAATGACCAACTATTCAGAGTTTATAAATCTAGTGCTAGAAAGCCTAGTGGTAATCAAAATAGTGAAGTGTATACATTATATTTCTGTTCTGAAGAACTTTTACTATCTGAACAAAACAAAATAAGTAAATCATTTAAAGGTAATAAAATATCTAATATTGTTAATAACATTTTAACAGATAAACTAAAAGTAAAATCTACTAAAATTGATAAAATAGAAGAAACTACTGGTTTATATGATTTTGTTATTCCCAATATGAAGCCATTTGAAGCAATCAGTTGGGTATCAACATATGCCAGACCTGCGGCTTACCCTGGTGCTGATATGTTATTCTTTGAAACAAAAAATGGCTTTGCGTTTAGGTCTTTACAGTCTATGTTTAAAGATAATGTATATGCCACATACAAATACGAAGCCAAAAATATTGATGATAAGACACAAAGCTTTCAAGAAAAAACAATCACGGTATTAGACTATGAAATCAGTAAACCATTTGATGTTTTAAATGAAATTAGTTCTGGTACGTTATCCAATCGATTAATTTCTATTGACCCATTGACCAGAACATTTAAAAAAACAGATTTTGATTATGAAAAATTTAAAACAAAAGCTAAATCACTTAATGCTAACGGTGTACAAGATACTTTACAAAACAGATTAGGTAAAAAAGAAAACGAATCTTATGATGGTGTATTGAAAGTTGTTATTGGTAATTCTAATCAAAAACAAGTTTCATATGTTAAAGAAAGAGAAGCTGGTGTTGCTCAAGATATTTTTGTTGAAACTTATATTCCTAATAGAACAGCACAAATTTCATTAGCTAATTATACTGTTATCAAAGCAACAATTCCTGGTGATCCAGGTATTACTGCTGGTCGTACCATTAATTTTAATCTTTTAACTTTAAAGCCTGGACAAGAAAGAGATTTAGATAAATTTTATTCTGGTAAATATTTGGTAACAGCAGTAAGACATATTATTCAATCACAAGGTGTTTATCAGACTGTTTTGGAGATTGTCAAAGACAGTACACCTACAGCATACTCATCTATTAATAATAATAGTTCCAATTGGAAAGCAGCAGTAAATGAATAATTTTATAGGTAAAGATGGTTTTAACTGGTGGGTAGGTGTTGTAGAGAATCGTATGGATCCCCTACAGTTAGGCCGTTGTCAAGTTCGTATTTTTGGACACCACACAGATAATAAACAATTATTACCTACAGAAGATTTGCCTTGGGCTCAAGCATCTTTACCAACAAATTCATCACAATTATTTTCAGCACCAAAAGAAGGTGAATATGTAACTGGATTTTTTGCTGACGGAGAATCTTCGCAGGCTCCTATTATGACTGGTGTACTACCTGGTTTAAAACCTACTACGGGTGGAGATTCGGGTTTCCAAGATCCAAGAACACCACAACAAATTGCTGCAGCACCTAAACCACCAGATGGTGTTGTATTGGACGCTGTTGGTCAACCAACAAATTCACCATCAGCAAGAGGTGTGGTAAAAAATACATTACAGGGTATTGCAGCTAACAATAGAGTTCATAATTGTGATATTTGTTCTGGTTTAAATAAAGATGTCGCTGCATTAAAATCTTCAGTAATGGGTATTGTAAAAGATATTAGATTGGCCGCAGAAGGATTGTTTGCTTCTGCTGAAGCCAATCCAATGGTAGAAGAAGCTAAACAAACAATTGCAGCACTTAAAGCAAAAGTTAAATTGGTACAAAAAGAAATACAACCTATTGTTGATGAAATTAAAGCTTATCAGCAATATATTAAAGATTTACAAGAATTAATTGCTTACATACAAACATTACCAGCAGAATTACAAAAAGTTTTTGCTTCTTGTTTGGCTGAAGCCACAGGTTCTTTAAAAGATGCTTTATCTGTTTCGGCAGATTTAACCGACCAAACAGCAGTTTTAACTGCAGCAAAAGCAGAAATACAATCAGCAATAGATTTAAAAACAGATGTTGCTAGTGGAAACACCGATTTTGTTATTCCTCAAATAAGTTAGGTAAATTATGACAACAAATAGTTCATGGACAGAACCGGTCATCGTAGACCAAAATAATCCACCAAAATATCCATATAATCAGATACAACAATCTGAATCTGGTCATTCTATTGAATTGGATGATTCTCCATCAAAAGAAAGAGTTCGTATTCAACATCGTTCAGGCACATTTACTGAAATGCAACCCAATGGTGACGAAGTACACAAAATATATGGTGATGGATAT